TTCAAGAATGTTCATTGGTTGCTAGTCGTTTTATCAAAATCTTTTTTTATTTTTAAGTCATCAAATATATTATCTGACAATAAACCTGCTATTGTCGATAATCGAACAAGTTCATCTTTTCCTTTCTGAGTTAGTTCAGATAAATTCATATACCCTTCAGATACTAAAATGTTTTTTATTTGTGATTTAGGTATTTTTCCAGTATGAACAGATAATAACGAACAGAATCTTGTGAATTGCGTCTTACTTAACTTGGACATTATTTTATCATCCGATCAATTTTATCCTCTATCCGCTGGATATACTCGATGATTCTATCAGTCTCTGATTTTGCATCTATCTTGCTTAAATATTCTTCCCTCGTTCTATGAATTAGCGATTCATGTTTGTCTAGTCTTTGCGATATCTTGCTTATGTACCATCCGAATGGCGCAATAATCAGTATCGTTGCAAGCTGAATTATATCGCCAGTTTCCATTTTACAAGGCTTCAGTACAGGAAAAAGACATTGTATAAACACCAGTATGATTTACGTTCCATGTTATATCGTTAGTGTCTAGCCTGAACACACATACTGTATCTGTATAGGTTACAGAATCGTTATCAGATAGTGCTGTTTTTAGTGGTGGCTCTATCGTAACGGTTGATTGACCTGATGCGTTACTGTCTGCATCCTGCACAACCATATATAACTTACTGCTTGCACCTGAACCGAATTGTATATAATCACCTTTTTTAAAAACATTATCTGTTGACAATTCAAATCCATCTAAATCTATGGACGTATCGCCAATAGAATGATCACCGTTAACTAATATTGTAGCTGAAGTATTTCCTAGTATAGTTTTTGCATCTGGATCGCCAGCTAAAAATGTTCCGTATCGTCCATTTAATTCTGCAAAAAAGGCTTGCCATATGCTTGCAGTAGATCGATTCATAGGTGGCAAAGAAAAGACCGCATACCATAACGCAAGTTGGTTTTTGTAAACTTGCTGACCTCCCGTATACGGTGAAACTGAAATTCCAACTGAACGCCTTAAACCAAATTCACTCGTTTTAAGACCATAAGGCGGTATTGTTAGTGGATAGCTAGGCATCACGCAAAAACCTTACCGAAAGCACCGCCACGCCTTTTAGCGTCTGCAACCGCAGATAGTGTTTGTTCTTTAATTGCTGGTAACATTCCAATTACTTCTGCCCTTACGGTTTGTTGAATTCCTGTCGAAAAATTTAAGTTCTGATTTACAGTTATTGTTGAACCAGAAGATTTTAGATTTGAATTAGATACAATTCTACCAGATGTTGAAGGAACAAATAGTTCAGCACCTCTTTCTCCGACCATGTATGATCTACCCGCAGACACAGAACCACCTCCTGCCCTACCAAATGCCGGCATCATATTATTAAATGCTTGATCGAATCCTGCACCCAATACCGATGATTGCTGTATCTGACCTGACAAACTTGAAGATACACCATAACCGCCACCAGTAGCGCTTCCACCAATCATACCGCCAATAAATCCTGACGCTAGTTTAGCCAATGGTGCTGATATTGTTTGCCTTATTGTCATTCTAATAATGTCATTGATAATAGAATTAGCCATATCCTTAAAAGATTCTTTAACTGATTTAGTGCCATTAATCAGATTTACAAAAGAATCTTCAATAGTTCCTATTCCTGCCATTGCAAAATTTATTAAATTATTTTGTAAATTCTCTGCACTTTCAGCAAACTTATCTAATTCGTTTTTAATTTTAGGTATATCTTCATCAGCAAGTTTTTTTAAATATTCAGAATCTAGCAATTTCTTTCTTGGTATTTCAGATTTACTAATAAATTCTAAGGGAACGGATAATTCTTCAAGTCTATCGGTGAGATTTTCTGTTGCTCTAGCTGTTTCTTCTGTTGTCAATATTGATTTGACATATTCACTGCTTAATAATTTTAATTGCTCTGTTATACCACGCCTTTCAAGTTCAGCATCAGATAATCCTAATAATCTTAACGCTTCAATTTCCTGCTTTAAATAATCTATGTTTTTCTTTTTAGGTATTAAACTGCTATCAATTAATTCTAATTCTTCTTTTATTTTTTTATTGTTATTAGTTCTGGAATTGATTGTGCCAATTATCTGATTATTTACGCCTTTTAATGTAGCTTTATATAATTCAAGTTTTGCTTTTTCATCGTCTAAGGCTCTATCTGAAACAAAGTCAAAACCTTTGTTTCTTTCAAGAAAATCTATTATTTCTTGCGATTTAGCTATTTGTTCCTCTAAATCTATTTGTTGTTCTTGCAAATCTTTTTCAAAAAATCTTGATATAGCAATTCCCAATCTCTCGAAAACATTTGTTGCATCATCTGCTTTAGCTATTGATTCTGATAATTTATTTGTGAAATCGCTTATATATCTTGACGAATCAGCAAGAAATGCCGACAGACCTGCCTTACCTATTTCATCAGATAATTGACTAAGGGAATCGCCAAGATTAGAAAATGCACCGCCAAGTGTTGCCATTTGCTTTTCCATAGCACCAGCAAATTGAACATCGCCAATGCCCTTTAGATATTGCTGAATTTCATCTGCATTTTTTTTGACAGTAGTCGTTACTCCCTGAAAGGTGAAAGCTACGTTATCGCCTTCTTGACTTGCTTTAATCCCGAATTCTTTTAGGCGTTCAAATTCGCCTGTGGATGCGTCTGCAACTGCTTCAATAAATTGGATAATGTCCTTACCCATCGCTGAAGCAGTGTTACCGAATGATGTTAAAGATTCATTACTTGCATCTAATCCAAGAGCTTTTAAGCGTATAAATGCTTCTGTGATATTTTCTACTTGATATGGTGTGCTAGTAGCAAAATCTTTTATATTTTGAAATTCGATATCAGCATTTTCTGCCGAACCAGTAACGGTGTATAAAGATGCCCTTAATTTTTCGAAACTAACGACAGTTGAAGTAATACTTTTTATCGTCTGTATGCCAAATACGGTACCTACTATTGGCGCAAGTTTACTAAAAGCAGAACCAATTAATGCAGTCTGTTTAGTAGTTTTACCGCTAAAATCAGATATATTTTTATTTGCTCTGTCAAGTTCTTTCTTTAGACCTTTAACATCGCCTTGAATCTTGATTAAAAGTGTATCAACGGTGGTAGTTGCCATTAGTCAGGGTATAACTCCATAAGTTGGTCAAGTTCTTTTTTCGTAAGTGGTTTGTCTTTGTTGCTACTGTTGAACTCAAGAAAACCATCTAACGCCAATAAAAACTCTTTAAGGGACATATTCCAGAATTGATCTGGCTGTATTCCCATCATTCCTATTCCTATGTTGATATATCTGTCGAAAGGCAAAGAATCAACAGCTTCGCCTTTGCTTATTCTTTTCCCTCGTCATCATCACTAGATAAAGCGACACTCAATATTTCACCGCATAATCTAATACTTTCAACAAGACCTGCTTGCCAGATGAGTCTGTTGATATCAACATTATTAACATTGTTACCTCCTGACCGCACAGCGATTGTCAGGATTTCACTTACTTCATGCGTCTTTAAATCGCCTTCGGACAATCTTGTGGCAATCTTTATTATTGATTGCCCTAAAGATTTCTCAATTCTTGCTATTCCATCAAGCGTCAGTTTTACCTGATAACTTTCTTCTGCTAATTTTATTTGGGTTTCGCCCCGATGCGGATTCATTTGAATCATTCTCCTTTACTTGTATAAGAATTACTTCATCACGATTTGCAACATTAACCTGATTAATAATTTCAAAATTATTTCCAGAAATTGAAATGCTTTCAGCCACAAAGTCCTTAACGAAAGGTATCTGAACAAATCGCCCATCGAATTGACAGGCGAAATCTGTTCCGTTAATTAGTGCAATATTATTCTTCCAACTCATTAGACTGACGCAAAGGTTATATCACCAGCAGATTCAAAAGTAACTGAGTACGTCACTTCACCATTATATTCACCTGCATATTCAAGGCTTGCGACCATGAAAGCACCAGTAAAAGTTCCAAAATCAGGAACAAGAAACTGGTAGTTATCGAAAGTAGCTTTATTGAAACTTGATTTGAGCGAAGTCTCACTTGCTGAATCCGTGAAAACACCTGATCCTGAAACGCTGACAGTAACTACACCTGCCTGTGCCAGTAATTCACGGTATTTATTGCTACTGTCTTTGTTGGTTACATCAACAGCTTCTTCATTAAGGCTTATTGACGTAGAGCGTAAACCGCCAACAGTTGTAAAGGCTTCTGGTGATGCGCCATCGCCTATTTTCATTAGTAATGCACTACCTTTTTGTGCTGACATTTTCTTTTTCTCCTAATCTTCATCAAAAACGACAGCACGAAATCTTATGATGCCATGCCGAGTAATACCATCTGCATCAACTAAAACAGTATTAAACTCCTGTCTAATATTTATTAGTGATGCGCCACTTAAACTAATATCTACATTATGCAACAAAGTATATATCCTTTCCATTATTTCAACAGCTTCCTTTTTCCCTCGATAACGACTCCAGACATGTATATTTAAAGTATGCTCATTACCATCTATTGTCTTACTTCCTGAATTTACCGCAGTATCATCCCCAATTACAACATAAGGATATGCCGTTCCTTCTGGAACATCGTCATAAACGCCAGTAATCAGACCGCTTAACGTAGCATCATCATTCAATTTTGAATAAATAGCGTTTCTAAAAGGTGTTGAATTTAAGCTCATAATTAAAATTTAAAATATATGTTTTTTGCTCTTTCTAAAATCTTTTTTCTTTTCTTTTCTAGCGCAGGTTGCATAAATGGTCTTGCTTTCATTTTAGATGTTCCGAATTCAAGATGTACAGCGTAATTAGTATTTGCGCTCACTTCCCCAGTAAATACACTATTTTTATATACTGTCTCAATGCTATTCCATAATCTGCCAGTATCTACTGCGGGTGGATTTCCTTCTTCTGAAGCTATGTGAGTTTTTTTGCCTCTATTGTAAGATTTTCCAGTTTTAGGCGTTTGTTGAATTGATAATAATATTTCATTCCGAACCTCATTAACACCGTATTGAATTATATCTTGCAAATTGTTTTCTGATTTTTTAAGAATTTTATTTAGATTTATTTTACGCATTATACAGCACCGTTTCTGACTGCCCTTATGTGTAAAAATTTATCCCTTGCCCCTGATGTTCTTGTTCGACCAAACATGACACTATCATCTTCGTTTATTATTTGAACAATATCGTAATAACCGCTATTCCAATTTATTCTCATGCTTTCAGTTATTGTGGATAAATATCTAATTGAAAAAACTGTTGTTCTTTCTGCTGTGATTTGCAGGGTTTCATAATTTTCAGTTCCGCTTACTTCTTTTACACTTCCCCATACCGTTGCATGAGTTGACCATGAAACGCTTGATCCTCCCATATTGTCAGTAGTTCTTGTTTTGGATTCGAATACAATCCTTTCTCGCATATTTCCTATTTTGCTAGACATTAAATTAACTGACTTCCAACAGTATTATTTGAAAATGCGTTAATATTAAATCTTAATATTTTATATGGCTGATAAAGTTGTTTGGCAATAACTGGAATATTTGATGAATCATCATCACCTCTGTTTTCATACAGATATAAAATATGCTCTTTAATGCCAGTTATTAACGCTTCAGGAATGTTTGTAGCTGATTCACCATATCCTGATACATATGTTACCTTAACAGCGTTTGCCACCCGTAAACTCGTAGCCCAAGCCTGACCATCCCTTAATACAATTCTTGCAGGCTCAGATACATTATCAACGTAATATTTTGATGAAGAAAAGACTGTTGCCGTATCTGCATCATCATAAGTAGTAATGCTTGTGACGCTTACAAGTGGCGATCTTGGAATAGATATATACCTTTGCTTCATAGATATATCTGGTGCGATTCTCATTCCTTCCCATAAATCGGTTTTAACTTCTGAAAATCCATCAAGGTAAAAATCCCAAGTTTGGTTTATAAGAGAGCGACCCGTATATTCTTCGCAGTAAATCCTTGAAGTTTTTATCAGATTATCAATAAGTGTATCTTCTGCTGATGAATCTATACGCAAAAAAGTTTTTGCCTCTGCTGTTGATATAGGCTCGACAGATGGTTCTGTATTGATTTTAAGTCCTGCCATTCGGATTCTCCTATTTCCACTTCCAGATTTCGTAAAGCGGATAGTTTGTGGTTTTCCA